ACAAGATCGTCAGCAGTCTTTCGGTCAAGTTCGGCTGATGCTGTTCCGCTGTGATCTCCGCTGGCAGTGGCGGCATCACTGGTGGCTGATACGGCGCACTCGGGGGCTTTGACAGGAATGAACAGCCTGCGCTCGCCAGTAGCAATATCAGCACGCAACTTGTCTTCTTTAGCCTTTGCAACATTGTTCGCCTTTCGTAATGTCTGACCATAACTCTGCGCCACTTGCGCCATCGCCTGCTCAGTTTCCCTCGCCTTGGCGTTTAGCGCAGCAATCTCAACTTGCTGACGCGTGTACTCGTCATGCTCACCCTTGAAGTATCCACCGCCAAATGATGACAGCACCGCCATGACGATGCCAAGGATCACCCAAGGATTAAACAAACTCATGGTGCTGGTGGCTCATTGTCGTTGGCCTCTGCCTTGGCGCTTGCATTGGCAATCGCCTTGACACCAGAGCGTCCAGCTACACCGCCAAGCACACCAGTGATGAAGACCATGATGGTGCTGATCTGCTGGGTGTACACTTTATCAATGGCCGCCATGCTGCCATTCATTGGCTGCTGTACAAATGAAACTGAGTACAGAAACATCCCCATGGATGCCAGTAGGATGGTCACCAAGACCACGATAACGAATGCCCATACTCTGACTTCAATCTCGTCAGCAGTCAGACGGCTATTAGGTTTGTATCCAATGGTGGGCATCACTTCTTCTCCTCTGGTTTAGCAAGCATTTCGGGACAAGTACCAGCAGCGGTGCAGATTGGTGGCTTGCATTCGGCATTTTGCCAATTGAGTGGATCTTGGCAGGGGTATCTGTACCTATCTGAACAAGCAATCAATAGAGTGGTCAATATTATGATTTGAAAAATGTTTTTAATCATGATATATGGTGTGTAAAGTAAATGTTTTCTGTTGATTTTCTTGCAATAGATGCTTCTTCAGCAGTTTTGAAATATCCTATATGAATAGTCTTTTTATTGTGTGTAATATTTGCTGACCAAGGTTTTCCTTGCAAGCGTTTATTAAAATGAACTCCACGATAGCCAGATGTATTTGTACTTGTCCTAAACATATTTTCAGCGTTTTGTTTCGGTGTAGCAAGTCTTAAATTTGATATGCAATTATTTGACCTACATCTGTCAATATGATCTATATTTGTTTTTGGAAATTCTCCATGAACAAATAGCCACATCAATCGATGTGCAAGATATTCTTTGTTATCTATTCCAATTTTTAAATATCCATTAGCCATTAAATTTCCTGCTTTTTTATCTTTTTTACCTTTTCCACCAGTATTAGATCGCCAAATAAAAATACCTTTTTGAGGGTCAACAGACAAAAGCTCATTAAGTCTTTCTGAAGTAATAAGCTCATGTTTTTTCATTTGTCCTTATCCTTTCGCTGTTGCGCTTCAATCTGCCGCCTTAACTTTTCCACTTTTTCTAATTGCACCTTGGTGTCGTGCTTGGCCTCCAAGATGTCGATATAGAGCATACCAAGCATGGGCAGCAACAATGCAACAAGAACAACCGCTGCTATCCATCCCACGATTTCTTCCCCAATTGGCCTACGAACAGAAACCACATCCAAAGGTATAGGAGAAGGATCAAAGTTGCTGCGAGGTATGCTGACTTTGCTTGGAAGTCTCTTTTTGCCTCCTGCCGTTGCCATGCCTTGTACCTCTCTTTAGCCTCTTCCTTTAACCTGGCATTCTCCTGTTCTTCCTTGATGATGTCTCGCATCTCAAAGGTTTTTGAATAGATCGCACCCATCTCGGGTGGGGACTGATAGACCATGGTTTCCCTGATGGTCTTCTCCAACTCTGCCATCTGATCCAGCGCCATCACTCGTTTGAGTGCTGCCTCCATGAGGTTTGCGTCTGGGTCATAGACGTTCTTGCTTTTCTCTTCCTCTTCCCTGATGTGAGCAGCCAGCTTCTCTTGCAACTTGAAAAACTCGGTGAGCTGTGCAACCACATCAATCATCACCTGAGTCTCATTGACTGCTACATACTTTTCCTTTTTGCGCGTCTGTTGGACAGGCTGTTGGGTCTTTGGCTTTGATCCGAATAGCTTTGCCCAGAATCCTTTGACCTCGTTGGCAACACCAATAGCTTCTTCAACAGTGGACTTGACCTCCATGAATGAGGACTTGGCCTGCTTGTACAGCTCGCATCCCTCTTTGATTGCGGCAACGCAGGCGTTGGCTGCAAAGAGGATGGAGATGGGGTCCACATCGTTACAGTCCCAACAGCTTCTTCACAAGGTCGGCAGCAACGCCAGGCCCAAACAAGATGGCGGCAATGACGATATAGAGCTGGATCTCAATCTTCTGCATCCTGCCCTTGCCACTCTCCAGCTTATCTTCAATGGCCTCATAACGCTTGGCGCAGATTGCTTCATGCACAGCAAAGTCTTTTTCTAAATCGCTCATGACTCATCCGCTGGCAATGGTGTGTTGCCCTCTGCAAGCCATGCTAGGTAGGCTTGGTAGTCAGTATTTGCGGTGTCAAATGGAATGAATGCGTTATCTTCCAAACGCTTTATCACTTGAGCTTCTTGATTTGTTAACGTGTTGATTATTTTTTTATACATGATTACAACTCTATTGCTGAACTGAATTTTGTGACGTTTGGCGCTTGACCATCTGTTGTAGATAAACTTTCAAAAAAGCCTCCATCAATACCAGCAGTTACACCAATAGCTCCTCCGCCATCTGCACTTGATGTAATTAAAGTTACAGTAGCCGCCGCTCTTTTAGTAACTTTAAAAAAGAAGTTCCCTCTACGATTTCTATCTGATTCTCTTAATTTTGTTAAATATAAAAGACCACCATCATATAGTTCATAGTACCTCTGACACAAAGCCAACTCAGTCCCATAAGGTCTATAATCAAAGCTCGTTGCTGTTGAGCCTTTTTCTAGCTGTACGCCTGTGATGTAGAAAGTAGCGCCGTTTGTGCCGACTACTGATGTTGCGCCTGTGGCTGAAACATAGTTTGAACCAGCCCATGCGCCAGCAGTACCACTTAATGTAGCTCCAACACCTAAACCAAATCCAACACGAATACCAGCAGCATTGGTTGTTAACCAAGTTCCACTCGTATCACCAGCAATAGTCACAGATTTTTGTTCCCAAGTATTTGCAGATGAAATGGTGTAAGTAAATGGGTAGCTACGATTTGCCGCATCATTTCTTAATGAGCCGCCAAATGTTCCCGTCAAAGAACTACGAACCCAAAAAGAAAAGGTTACAGTTTGAGCATTTGCTGTTCCCCATCCTAAATCCGCAGTATTGAATCCTTCAATATATTGTCCTATCGAAAAACTATCACCAGAACCAATTGAGTAAGCAGATAAAGAAGTAACGCCCAAATAATTGCTAAAACCTAATGGGGGTGTTACAGAGCCAGCATTTTGCTGGACGCTAAATTTAGATGCTACTGTTCCAAAAGCAAACCACCTATCAATGGTATAAGTTACAACTGATGTATTTGTAATCGTAACACTTGCCCCCGCATTTCTTTGGTCAATCACCATTGCACCATTGATGATGCGGTTTTTGAATGCCGTGTAAGGAGTCATGTTTTCGCCTGCAAGTGTTTGCGTGCCAGCGACTACAAGTTTCTTACCCGATCCAATGTTCAAGCCAACTGATGTACCAGTACCAGCAGCCGCAAAGACAGCGTCCACGCTATCTAAGTCGGTGTTTATTTTGCTTCCCCAAGTGTCAGTGCTTGCACCTACTTCGGGCTTTGTCAATAATAGGTTGGTGGTTGTGGAATCTGCCATGCTGAAATCTCCTATGCGGCCTCTTGCCAAGTTACTGAATTGTCCGACAAATCAGTCCAAGATGCTGATGTGTCTGTTTGCTTTGACCATGTCTCGTCATTGTTTGGATATGCACCCCATCCAAGCCTAGTCATCTTCTGGATTGAACAGACAGACTGAACTCCAATTATCCCTATGGATATGACATTTGATGCAGTGCCTACAGCGCCAGTTCCCTCCACGCCAGTAATCGCTTGGAAAGATATAACTTCTGCTGAAACTGTTCCAACAGCACCAGTGGCTGCATTTCCTGTAACCGCTTTGGCACTTGTCAGTCCAACAGCGCCAACAGCAGCTGTAGACGCATTGCCGGTCAAAGCAACGGCAACAGACTGAGCAACACTGCCAACTGCCAAGGTTGACGCATTGCCTGTAATGGCTTGAGTTGATGCCGCTAAGACCGATCCAACAGCACAAGTCGCTGCATTGCCTGTGATGGCAATGGATACAGTTAATCCGACTGTGCCGACATTACCTGTGGCGATAGTCCCATCTTCTTGAATTGATCTGTCGGCCAGCAGCGTGCCAACAGCCGTTGAAGAGGCATTGCCGCTGATAACGACATTGCCCATGCCGTAGACGCCTAGACCATAGTAGCCTGTTCCATAAGCAGCCATACCGCTGCCCCAGTTAAGCCAGCCTGATCAGGCCAGTGCTTGCATCATTGGTCGGCATGGTCAGCGTGAATGTCCCAGCAGTCACTGTCTGACTACCAAATGTGTGGACGCTGACTGCCTTGTTTGATTGAGTCGAGTTGTAGATCAGGACCGCGTCAAAGGCTGTAGATAGAGTGACAGCAGAGTAGCTGATGCTGGCGCTGGGAGTCACAAACGCTGTAGTGCCACTGGTGCTTGGTGCAGTGCCAAAGGTCACTGTGACGCCGCCTGCGGTATAGCCTGTGCCTGTCACCTCACCTGTGGAACTGTAGGCTGTGGTGGACGCATTGACAGTGGCGCTTGCCAAGTACAAGGCAGCCTTGAAAGTGTCTGCTGTAGTGGCAGCGCGTACAACGCCAGTGCCAAAGTTATGGTGGCCGACAAGCAGCTCGCCCTTGAAACTGGTACACATTGCTTGAGTATTGGCCATGATTTATCCCTTAAATTTGTTGACTGATGCCATCAGCAAAAACACCGCGCTTGAGCGCCATATGGACAGATCGATGCACCATCTCACCAGCAAGCCAATACTCTACCCAGCTCGTTGTCTCGGTATCGTTCTCAACAGACCCCTCACGCTTCTCAAGCAATGAGTCATCCATCTCGCCTTTGGTGGTGTTGACTATCATCCAAATGTCCTTGCTCTTGCCAAGATCGCGCCGCCTGATGTAGAACCCCGATCATCTGCAATCTGCAATTGATCCAGTCCTGCCTGATACAGCGATGACCATACAGTTATTCTCGCATCGTCTTGCAAGTATGGCGCAGCCTGTAAAAGCGATCCATATAAATACACATCAGGCGCTTGAGTCAGCAGCCAGTTGGTGGTGTTCGTATTTGATAACTTAGCCAACTTTGCGTAATAGACCAACTCTGCGGTGTATGCGCCATCAGGAATTGGTAGTAGTCGGATTTGACCGCCAACAATGCTGAAATACAAAGGCTTGCCGCTGGACAAGTAAGTCGTATTCGACAGCGCATCCATTGCATCAATGGTTTGGAATGTGAGATTGGTGACTGGATTGGTGTTGATCTTGATGGCTTTGACTTCCAAGAAGTCATCAGGCACTGTGCCGTACTCAGCAGCCGCCGCAAATGTTGCATTGGCACGCACAATCATTTGGCGTGTACGCAACTGGCGTTCAATCTGAGCCTCTGCCAAGCTGACAAAGTCTGAAATGGCAGTCGCCAAATCAGTGCGGTTGAGCCAGTCGCCAACCGAGGTCTTCAGCTCCGCATAAGTCGTGAGTGCCATCAGGTAACCTTT